ATCGGTCTGCGACAGGGCGTTTTCAATGCTCTCTGCCAGTTCCACCGAGATACCGTTTTCCTCCGCGAACTTCTCAGCGTCCGTCTTTTCCGCGACAGGTTCTTTCTGACCGCAACCGACCAATACGAACACCATCACAACCATACACAATGTCAAAATCAGCTTTCTCATACACTGACCCTCCTTATCCCTTGCTGCTTGCACTTACGAAAGAATGTGGACTCCGACAGCCCCGACTGCTCAATAGCGTCTTTCAGTGGGAGAGAACCCTCCTGCCAACTCCGAGCCGCACCGAGAAATCTGTCTGTCACGGCAATCGGCTTGCGCCCCTTGTACTTGCCCTCTGCTTTGGCAATTTCAATGCCCTCACGCTGACGCTCAAGGATATTCTCTCGCTCCAACTCCGACAACGCCGCAAACACCGTCAGCATAAACCGCCCTTGAGGGGTGTTGGTGTCCACTTTCTCTTTATCCGACACAAGCTGAACGCCACGCGCAGACAGAACACCCACCGTATTCAACAGGTCTTTGGTGCTACGGGAGAGCCGTGAGAATGACTCCACATACAGGGTATCACCATCACGGAGAAACGACAGCATTTCATTGAACTGCGGTCTGTCCGTATTCTTCCCACTGATTTTATCGAGAAACACTTTCTCCACATCGAGGGACTTCATAAGCTCCACCTGTCTCGCCGGATTTTGTTCTGCGGTGCTGACTCGTACATAACCGACCCTCATGTACTCACCTCCGATTTACTTTTCCTTTGGGATATAGGTGATTTCGATGTCGTACCCAAGAGCTTCCATGATTTCAACGAAAGTCTTGTTCATAATCCCGTCTTTCTTCTTGACGATTCTGTTGACATACTGACCCGTAGTCCCAATCTTCTCTGCAATGGTCTGTTGCGTCACACCCTGTTCGACACATTTGACCTTTACATCAAGTTCAATATTATTGCGTACCATAGTGCGTCCTCCTTTAGTTTGTGAGATTAGTGTAGCACAAGAGAAGATGAATGTCAATACGAAAAAGATAATTTATAGTCCTTTTTATCCTTTTTGAAATTTTCGGCTACTTGCCGTACTCCCTCCCGGTGCGGCGGCGGGGCGCGTTCCCCCTCCGGGGGTACAGCGTCAAGCCGTCCCGCGTCCGCTGTCAATAGCATTTCGCGCCCTTGACAGTGCCGCCAAAATGCAAAAAAATAACCCTATTGAACGCGCCCCGCGCCCCTGTCAATAAACTACACCCCAATAACAGCGCATAACGCAACAGAACGCCCCGCAATAGCGGCGGGAGTATAGGAACATACCCGAAATAATAAAAGCCCATAGAACGCTATAGAACGCCCTATAAAGGGCATAATAAAAGCGGGGTATATTCTCATACCCCTAACACAATAAAGCCCCGTACAACGCATTACAGCGGCTATAATAGGGCATAGGAAAAGCCCCGCCAATATAGCGGGGCTTACCTGTTATTTATTCAATTTCAGTAATTCAGCCAATACCACCAACGGGAAAAGCAAAATACAAATAAGCGTCATTTTCTCAACCTCCTATATTATGCGAATGTAAAACGGCGGCTTTCTGTTGTCCGCGTATATTTCGCGGCGATTTCGGGCGCGTCCTTTTTTAGTGCCGTGGTATCAATCCGGGAGGAAACAACGGCTTTATAACTTGCCTTATGTTCCGTTCCCGTCAAGCTGTCAACGCCTGTTTCCCTCATGTACTGTTTTAGCGCGTCTTTCAATGCGTCAATGTTCGCGGCTATTTCCTCACCCATGCGGATATATTCCGCTAATTCTTTCATAGTGCTATCAATGTTCATTATTTATACCTCCACAATTTTTAGAACATGATACCGCCCCAACACGGCATAAATAGCGGACTTATTCGGCGCGTATAGCTCCATAATTCCATAATAGCGGGACTTTACCCAATACACCCGGCAAAACTCACGCAAGGAAAACGCCCAACCGCCAATTTTAACAACGGGGTTTTTCAATGTTTCCATTGTTGCGGATTGCCTGTAATATTCCTTTATGGCGTTTTTATCGCCGTTTTCATATGCCGCAATAGCTACAGCAACGCGGGATTTTAACGCGCTTTCAATCGGCGCGGGTTCCCAATTCACAAATTGCCAATATTTCATAATTAAACCCCCATTCCAATACATTCATCAAACGGGATTTTATACCCATGCACCCGGAAAAATGCGCTATCTTTCCCGTTAGCGGGATAGTAGATTTTACAACGGTGGAAACGCCGCGCGGCTTTCCCGCCATACCAACAACCCGAAACGCAATAAACATAATCATTTATCCCGTATTCAATGCCCTTTATTTCAAGCCCATTCAAGCCGCTGTAATATGCAACGCTTTCCCGGCTTTCGCAATACTTCCGTTTATTCATGGCGTGTTACCTCCTCAATAAATTCACGAATAGCCCCGCGCAACCGGGCTTTACACTTTTCATAATCGAAATTGTAATATTCCCGGATTTTTTCCGCGCCCTTTTCGTACCGTTCCCGCAATTCATAGGGTGGGCGAACATTCCCGAACGGGGCATAACCTGTTACAATGGCAACCCCGCCGCCCATATCGTAAATATCAGCCGCCCAACCCTCCCGGCGTTCGGTGTATGCAACCGGGCTTTCATAATTCAAAAGGTTTTGTAAACCGCAATAGGGAACACAAATAATTGTGTTGTAATTCGCCTTGATTGCCTTTTGTGTTGTCTTAAATTTCATTTTCTTTACCTCCTCAATAATTCGCGGCGCGTCTTGCGTACATTGCTTTCAAACTTTCGGCGGGGGTCATATCCGCCGCCATGCTGTAATGGGGCTTTTCCTCCACCGGGAGCGCGTCCCACCATGCTTTACCACCGCCCGAAATGCCGAACATTTCAATAAATGCGTTGATATGGCGCATTGTCGTTGCGCTGTACCCGCTCCACATTCGGACGAATTCACCGCTTTTGTCAATCTTGCAAACGGTAGTATCATAGGACTGTAAAAGCGTTTCCCCGTCCTTTTCTATAACTTTTGCCTTCCCGTAAAAGGATTTTGCGCGGTCATATCCGCCCGGTGTCAATTCGTAAATTCGCATTTTGTAAACCTCCTATAATCTGTTTTGTATTATTTGTTGTCCTGTTGTGATTATAGTATAATTCATCTTTTCCGAATTGTCAACCCTTTTTTCAATATTTTTTATCTTTTTCGGATTATTTTTTGTCTTTCCTATTTATATATAATGTATGCCGCCGAAATGGGGCATTTTGCTTTATTGCAGTAAAGCGTTAATAGGAGCGGGGCAAAATCCCCACAAATCTGTGAAAAATCCGTGTAAAAAGACCGCCCAACGGTGGCGGCAGGTGAGCCGCGCTCCCGCTTGGGCGGTCTGCGTGATAGTCGATAGTCGAAAGTCGTTTGAGAGTCGAGAGTCGTTAGTCGCTCTGAGAGTCGCTGTCAGAGTCGATAAGATAACGCTGTCGAATGTCCTCTGCGTCATAGTCGGAGTCGTTCTGCTGATTGGGGGTCAACACATATTCGGTCTTGTCTTGATACCCATAGTTGTTCTTGCCGAGAAAGATACCCGAAACAGGGTTAATTTTACCACTGTTCATGTAATCTTCCCATAAAATTTCGAGAGTTTTGTATGCCTTTTTTATAAGGTCGGTCACGGGTCGCGGCAACGCAGATTGATACCCCGTACTTCCAGTAGGTCTATCATGAGCAATAGCCCATAAACTCTGTCTGCTCATACCATTCAACGCCATAGCCAATCCCGACACGGTAGGCTTACTATCACACTCTGCCATAAAGTCGAAATACTCATTCAAACGAGCATTGACCTGTTCAACATCCTTCATATCAATGTCGGGTAAGTTCATAAGCTGTAAGTTCTTTCGCAGGAATTTTGCATTATCTCCCGAATTGACATTGAGCATATTTTCGGGACTAAGCCAGTTGTTTCCACCACGGGGCTTTTTCTTAATCACCTGCACATCTTTCTCCGTCTTTTTCTCTGCCATTTTCCAATGCACCTCCGTAAAGTTGTATAGTCGCACGAGAGTCCTCTTTCCGAGCCGGAGAGTCCTCTTTTCTTCTTATTCTTCTTGCAAGTAAGTAGTTAAAGTAGTTAAAAATCGGGTTTTGCGTGTAACTTCTTATAGTAGGGATTTTCCTATATAGAGGAAGTTACACGCAAAAGCTAAAAAACAACTACTTTTACTACTTCAACTTGACCGTTTTAATCCGATACAGACTATTTTTCAATCCGATTGAGACAAGCCCCTAAAAAGGTCGTTATCCGATTAGGATTAGTTTTTCGGAAATCTATCCATTCCCGTCTGAAAAACGAAAAGTCGAAAAGATTATTTTTCAATCCTATTCGGATTAGTCTCCTAATGTCGTTTAGGATTATTTTTCAATCCTTTTCGGATAATCGAGCTTTTTCATTTTCGAGCAGGAAAGCTACAAGCATTTGAGACTTCATTTTCCAATTCGCAAGCCACGACAGGAGCGTCCCGTCCAGTATGTGAGAGACGATTTCGTTCGGATTTATGTCCTCAAGCATACCTGCAAGCTCATTCAGAATTTTCATTTCCATGCGTAACCCTCCTCACAGTCATAGTCGATAACCCGCTTGACCTCGACCGTTTTAAGGACTACAATGCGATAGTCTTTCCCACACCTGCGACTGTTGAAGTCAGCCACGGCGTATCTCAAATCAGAGTAGGTACGCATTTCATTGAAGCTCGTTCGCTGTCGAGGAGGATTGTAGCGGTAGTCTGTGCCATACAGGAACTTACCTGTCCTTTGATTCTGTATTGCAAACATTTTCGTGCTGTCCCTCCCTAACAGGTGCGAACACGCCGGGATTATCCAGTATCACCATGTGAAGCACATTTGCAAGCTCGTCTACCTTTTTCTCATCGTGTTCGGTATAACCAAGATGGTCGAGCATACCATGAATCATTTCGTGAAGAAAGTCGGCTTCCATTTTTGCCTGTGCGTTCGGACAGATACGGATAATCAAGTCGGTGTAGGAGATTTCGCCGGAGTAATTCACATTACCCAAGTCGAGCTTGTTTGTGATTTCCACATCATAGACCTTTGCGCCAATTTTCAGTTTTTCGGGTATCGTCATTTTCTGTACCTCTTTTCTGCGGACTGAACCCGCTCGTAGATGTCCTCAATGGACTCCGTAACTACGATATAATCCTCCTCGCCGCCCGTAAAACAGACGGTATTTCTACCCTGTACGCAGGTGACAGCGGTGACGAGGTTGAGATTTACAAGCACCTGTCCGATAGTCGGACTTGTAAGCCAAATGAACATTGTCATACCTCCTCAATTATCCACATTCAGAACGATACAGGGCTTCCAATATGGCTCATATTCGGCAACCGTTTTCTTCACGAGCGCGTCAAACTCCTCATCGGTGTAATCACCATCGGCAAGGGAGTCCGCGACAGCTTCCTCAAACTCGTCCCTGTCGGTGTAGCACATACAGTCGTTGACCGTTTGAGCGCAGTCAAGGAACTCACCCTTGTACGCCTTGATGTAACTGCAACTCATATAGGAGTAATCTCCACTGTTGGCTTCCTCACCTGCGAAGACAAGGAGCGGGAGGGTAGGGTTCTCGTGGATAAGCTGACGCAGTTCGTCAGCAGAATGGAGTAGCCCGGTAGGGCGGCGTTCATCGCTTGTCATTTCAATACCTCCTTATCGTTTCTCGCACCCACAAGGGCGGCGAGTTCATTCATAAAGTCATTCGCACGGTCGATGTCGATAAAAGAGCCGTACACCGTACAGGTGTTGCCTTTCTCTACACAAAGACAGGGCTTTTTCCTGTCGGGAAAGCGATATGCGCCGATTTTCACGCTACCGTCTGTGGTCAATACTCTTGGCATTACGCCACCTCCTTACTGATTATTCTCAGCGTTGTCTTTTTCGGCGGCTTCAAGGCACTCAAAGACAGGTTGTTCCGTCAAAATGGGTTCACGCTCAAAGAAAGAGTTGCCGTTTGATTGCCGCCATTCACCCACAAGATATACGGACGCTTTTGCCGTGAGAATGTCTGTCTCAAAGTCCCAATGCAGGATATGAAGCTCATAGCAGACTTTAGCGGCAATTACATAGCGGTATAGACCTCTTGTAACCTCTGCCCAGTTTTTGAGATTTCTCATTTACATTACCTCCTTGAGCTTCAATCCCCAATAAATCATAAATCCACTGGAAGTCGATTTGCGGTCAAACCATTCGGGGTGACGCTCCATTTCAGAATTGAATTTCCGTGCCGACAGCACATACGCGCCCTCAGACTTTGCCCACAGCTTGAACGCGGTGTAGAGGTCTTTCGCCTTGATGAGAGTACGCTTGTTTTTCTCTCCGTATGGGTTATTTTCTTCTTCGGGAACACGCACACAGCGGTTTTCGAGGAACTGCAATACAAGGTCATTCTCCCGCTCGTACCGCTCAACGACCTCTGACAAGCTCTTGGACATTGCGAGACCGTTTTCCTTGTACTTGATGTAACCGCGCACGAGCCACATAAAAATACCGCTCATAGCTTCGAGAGAGGTCAGCTCGTCCTTGAGGTGGGTGTCCTGCTCAGACGGGGAGAAATGGCGGTTGAACTCAATCACCTTGATACGCTGAGACGCGAACAGGGATTTGTCTGTTACCATCGGCAGGTCGTTACAGGAAAGCCACAAAGTGAACTGAGGGCGATATGTGATAGCGGTCTGATAGAGCGCACGAGCGGAGATTTCTTCGCCGCCCGTAAGCTGTTTAATTTTCTCCTCGTCCAGTTTGCCATACTCATTGCTCTCACTCATCGTGACAAACCGCTTGCCCTTGAGTCCGGCGAGGGTAGGAGACGCGGCTTCCGCGTCTTTCTGCCTGTCACCACGGCAAATCATACCGACAGGAGCGACTTTTGCGTAATCCCCAAGCATATACTCAATCGTGTTGAGGAGGGTACTCTTGCCGTTACGGGTCGTTTTACCGTGGAGGATAAACATACACTCCTCATTGCTCATACCGAGCATGGAGTACCCAAGAGCGCGTTGCAGGAAGTCAGCCTTATCCTTATCGCCCTGTGTGACCTCATCAATGAACCGTTCCCACCGCTTACACTTCACATCACGGCGTACCGTATGCCGGAAACGGGTCTGCATAGTGAGAAAATCGTCCCACCGTGGTTCTCTGAAAGAATAGTCCTCTAAGGAATATGTCCCGTTGAGACAGTTGATAAGGTAGGGGTTGGAGTCGAAATCCGTAGCGGAAATACGGAGTTCGCCCGTTGCGTCCTTGAGGATTCTGTCTCTCATACGCCTGTCACCCATCTTGTTCACGAATGAGGTGTACGCCTTGCGGGTATCATCGTCTGTGATTTCCCCGCAGTAGAGAATCATCAAGCGCACAAAGTCCTTGATTTTTTCCGAGACGAGGATTGCACCCTCGTCACGCCGCCACGCGCCCTCAAAATAGGTGTACCAACTCTTATGCTCTGTGCAGTACCTCGCTTCGCGGTTGTAGAGCATACCGAACAGGTTTGCCATACCCATTTCCGACCACTCAAAGCCGGAGGAAGTCTCATCGGCGCGTTCGGGGTGGTAGGACTTAATGATATACATTTTGTCGGACAGGTCTTCGTCCATAATGCACCTGCCGTTACTCAGCTCAAAAAGCTCTCTGTCACCTGCCATTTACTTCACCTCCTCATACCTTGTGCAAGTCTTTATTTACACGCTTACGAGTTTCCTCATCGGTCATTTTCTCTGCACCTTGCATAATACTCTCTACTGTGTCATGCAGGAGGGAGAGCCGCTTCGCGTCCTCCTCGACTGAGATAGACTTGATGTACTCGACAATGAGCCGTGCGTCATTGAGCGTCCAATGCGGCACTCTACCGCTTCCGAACAGACGCTTACCGACAGCGTTTATCGTTGCGGGTGTAAGACCCAACTCGTAGGCGATTTCAGCGTTGGTGTAGATTGTTTCGCCTTTTGCGTTAATCATTGGGATTTCCTCCTTTCGGGTCACGGAGCTTTGCTACATACGGCAATTCCCTCAAGATTTCGCAGAACTCGCGCCACTCGTCCAGTTTATGACCCTCGCGGTAGTCGAGCATATTCATCACATTCTCGTAGGTCATAGTGACTGTGCGCCGCTGATTATAGCTTGAGGGAAGAAGCTGTACCATCTGCCGCCATAGCTCCTTGTCCTTGGTCTTAAGGTACTTTAAGCGGTTCATGTTGAGAGCGTTGATAATACAGGAGCAGACAACATCTTTCGTCCATCTGTCGCAGTCCTCAAAGCTGAAATCCTCAATGGTGAACTTTTTTGCGGTCAGCTTGTGCATGGTGGAACAGGAATTGGCGGTCGTACCGACCTTGTAGGTGTCAAACTCTTTCCACCAGTACAGCGGGGCGGTGATGTCCATAGCGACAAAAATCTGCCGCAGATACTTTCTGTGCGGGTGTCCCGCCGCAAACAGCTTTCGCATAAGGGTGAGGTCGTTCTCACCGATGTCATAGCAGTAATACGATGAGCAATCATGCTCTCGCGGGTTGCAAATACCCTCGCGTTCGATACGACCGCATTTACCGCAGTCAACGGCGGGATAACTGTCCGACTTAATCCAACTGTTCAAGGGATTTCTCATGCCACGGATAGCGTGTTCAAATCCCCAAGTCTCAATGCTTTCTACCTTAATCATTGGTGTTCCCTCCTACCAGTTTATCAAGAATTTGTTCATACAGCGTTTTGTAGAGGTCGCGCTCCACCTCCGCGTGTGTACTTTTCTGCGGCGCGTTTTCCTCAATCCCCCCCGACAGGAGACGGGGCGTTGATACCGAGAGACACGAGCAGAGCGTTGTCGATGTTTTTCAGCTCTTTCGTGGTGCAGGATTTAATGAATGTGGAAAGCCGCTCCTTTGATACCGTCTGAATGTTTTCGCAGAGGGCAGTGGACGGAACGCGACACATTACGGGGACATGGGTGGGAAGCGGTTTCTTTTCCTGCGAGGTCAAGAATACGATTTCCACATTGGGTGAGTGTCTGTTGTTTATGTCGTTGGACACGACTACGCCGGGTCTACCCGCTCTCTGCTCAGAACCCGTGACCGTGTAAAACGGCGTTATGTAGTAAATGTCACCTCGATAGATTTCTGTCACCGATAAGACCTCCTTTAATCTTCAAGAGATTGTTTCTTGTCTCTTTATAATTAGATGATAACACGAAAAAGATTAGCTGTCAACACTTATTTTGATATTTCTTATCTTTTTCGTGTTGTTTCTCTTTTCACCTGCCGAATGATGATTTCTCCGTCCACATCGGTGAGGAAAGTGAACCAATCCGAGCGG